TACGCTCGTGCATAACTTCCATACCTAAGTTTGCTCTGTTAAGAACGTCTGCCCATGTAGGAACAATCTTACCATCAGCAGATACAATCGACTGATTGAAGTTAAATCCATTCAGGTTGAATGCCATAGTTGATATACCCATAGAGGTTAACCAAACGCATACAACTGGGAAGACAGCAAGGAAGAAGTGAAGACTTCTACTGTTGTTAAACGATGCATACTGGAAGATTAAACGTCCGAAGTATCCATGAGCAGCAACAATGTTATAGGTCTCTGTCTCCTGACCAAACTTGTAACCATAGTTTTGTGATTCATTCTCGGTAGTCTCTCTGATTAGAGAAGATGTAACAAGTGAACCATGCATAGCAGAGAATAATGCTCCACCAAACATACCAGCAACACCTGCCATGTGGAAGGGGTGCATAAGGATGTTATGTTCTGCCTGGAATACGAACATGAAGTTAAACGTACCAGATATACCTAACGGCATTCCGTCAGAGAAAGATCCCTGTCCGAAAGGATAAATTAGGAACACTGCGAAAGCAGCAGATACAGGTGCAGAATATGCTACACAAATCCAAGGTCTCATACCTAAACGATATGATAACTCCCACTGTCTACCCATGTAGGCAGAAATTCCAATAAGGAAGTGGAAGATGACCAACTGATATGGACCTCCGTTATACAACCACTCATCGAGTGAGGCGGCTTCCCAGATAGGATAGAAGTGCATACCAATAGCGTTGCTTGAAGGGACAACAGCACCAGAAATGATGTTGTTACCGAACATTAAAGAACCAGCAACGGGTTCTCTGATTCCGTCTATATCGACGGGAGGAGCAGCAATAAATGCAATGATGAAACAAGTAGTTGCAGCAAGTAAACATGGGATCATAAGAACCCCGAACCAACCGACATAAATTCTGTTCTCGGTTGATGTTACCCACTCGCAAAACTGTGGCCATCCTTGTAATAAAGCACTCTCTCTTTTTTGAAGAGTTGTCATTAGTCCAACTGTAAGTAGGGCTGATAGGGAGTCAGCGAAACTTAGTGTCCTGTAGTACCCTTGAATCTACAGGTAGGATGAGAGACTATTCCGAATAGGATCCCCGTGGTCTCGGTTTGAGGTAGTATAATGATGAGCATATGCCCACCAATTTATTTAGTATAACGAAATGTTAAGCATTTGTCAAGGAGACAGTTCAGAAACTGGCATCATCATACTCAGCATCTTCTACTGGTAATATTTCATGGATAGAAAGATCACCCACATGATTGACTAAAAAATTTTCAAGTTCAGAGACAGATAGATTATGAGCAACAACTTCATCCCCTTTATAGACATGAAATGATACTCCCCTCCTCATACTACCCTCGTCTAATGAAACCCAATAGGATTTTGAAGAATGATTTCCACCCATCTTTAGAATCTCCTGCTAGTTCGTCAAACAAATCCATGTTCAACTTGAATGCATAATTTGCTTCAGTAATTATAGCATCAATCTGTCCCTGGTCAAGAGGTAGACTGTCTAGTGCAGCACGATACTTATTCTTATACTCTTTCTTATCATCTATCTTATCAAACTCATAGAACTTTAGACCTTCACCTTCTCGTAGGTTCAGTGCCTTCTCTGCTATACCTTTAAGTATCTGACCACCAGATAGATCACCAAGGTACCTAGTGTAGTGGTGCCCTACCAACAGGCAAGGATCTTTATCTGCTACCTCATGTACTCTCTCAACATACTGAACTGCACTCTCTGATGGTGCAATGAGTGACATCCAGTTAGGACCATAGTAGTACCTAACATCCATCTTGAGTTGTTCTACACGATTAAGTTCTTTAAAGTTGATAGGAGCAATGTACTTATCATCCTTTAACCTCTCCATCTCTTGTTCGATGGCAGCATAAACAAAGTAAAGATCTTTTATAAGTGTTCTATAATTCTCTTCACTGATGACACCACGAAGAAATGCAGCGACGAACTTTGTGTTCTCCGCTGCAGAGTGTGATTTCTTAGTGCCTGATTTTATATCCTTAGATAACGTAGTCATGATTTAAAATATTTTGTTATTACATCAATCTGATCTTGGTACTTAGCAATCATATTCAACTCCTCTTCAATTGCTTCAAGGACATTTGAATGCTCACCAATACCAACTGGGTTGGTAAGATATACTTCAACGTTTGCTTTATGCTTGGCAATATCACCTTGAGCATGAGCAAGGAGTGCTTTAACTATTTGGTCTCTCATGGATCAGAATCTACTACGTAACTTATTATACGTATATATCCTGCATTTGTCAATCTTCCATCATGACGTACATCATTGTTAACCAAAGGGTAGTGAAGATAATAACTCCACCACACATCATCACAGTCAGATGAACAGTCTCCATTATATTAAACCTAATGATCCTGCTGTAATACCCACAGCTACAAAGAATCCGAACTCCAACAGACCATGAGCACCTGCTGGAGTATTAATTAATATATTATTGAAGAACGAAAGATCCGACATTTGTATATGCTACTAGGGCTAGAACCCCGATGAAGAATAGTTGTTGCATTTGACTAGGTAAAAATACTCTAAGAGTATATAGGTATTTCTACTCTTTGTCAAGCCCCTGTTGGGACAGGTTGTAATTGTGTCACACGAACTCCTTTACCACCATCATCATCGTCATCATCATTAAAGGCACGTAAAATTAATTCGAGCAACACTAAAGCAGCCATGGGATAAAACACCCAGAGGACTGCTAGTAATGGTGATACTGATTCTGTTGCGGCTGATAAGTCGCTCATTGTATTGTTGAGATTTGTTACGAGTAACTATTTAGTTTTGTTAAGTTTTAAAGGATACCTGGAATGATTTGTCCTGTAGTGACGTATGCACCCATAGCTGCGACGAAACCAATCATGGCCATCCAACCGTTAAATTTTTCTGCTTCTGGAGTCATTGTTCTTAGATTTGTAATAGGGATAGAGCTTAAAGAGACCTGAGATATCAAAAGATACCTGGAATAACTGCACCGAATAAGATGTAGTTGTGTACTGCTGCAAAGAAACCAATCATCGCAAGGCGACCATTAGTTAGTTCAGCATTCTCCCAGTAATTGAAATTTTCCATTACTTCTATCTGAGGTTCAGCAGCAAACATGTTTTGTCTACCACCATCTTCAGTAGTTGTATAGCGATTCATACTGGTCGTTGAAGAAGTCATAAAACTTCATTAAGAAACGTAACAATATTATATATCAAAGATTAAATCTATGTCAAGCCCCATAGGTGTGGACTTCCGAACGTCCATAAGTCCTACCTATAGTGGGTATAAGTGCTTATGATATGTTACCTATTGTACAATATTTAATCATATACATATATTACAGGGAAAGGTGTAACTTAAATGAAAAAATTACTTCCTCTTGTTATGCTAATGGGATTTTCTAGTCCCGCATTTGCAGATATCACACACCGTATGACATCAAGTGTGAACTTGCATACGGGAGCTGCATATAATACAGCTGAAAGAATCGGTTCAACTTATACCGTTTCTGGATCTGGTGTCACAATGGACGTTGGTGGTGGTAACTCTGCTGACAATAAAGTCGGTGGACTGGGTTCACTCTCATCAGGAGTTGGACAAGGATCTATAGGTGTAGCAACCCAGACATCTGCTGGCGGTGCGTTCAGCTTTAGCCAATCATTCATCCAAGGAGACGTAATTGAAACTACTGCTCCAGCTGTAGGTGCTCTTAGTGACTACTCCAACCAGTCAGCAACAGCTGTTGGTACTGGAACTGGTACAGGTACTGTAACCTCAGCACATACTCTAACAGCAGTTGGTGGTGGTGCAGGTACTAATACTACAGGTCAATTTGTAACTGAACTACAAATTAGATAAGGTGTTTAAGAAGTTAGCTATAGGGGTACTGTTCATGTGCGGTTCCGCTGCACATGCAGTTCCCGTGGTCCCTAACTTCACCCAGGGCTCGATGACGAGCCATACGGAAACAACGTCTACCGTAACGGAGACGATAAATTCCATGGATTATGCTACAGGCTGGACTTATTCTGTCTCTGGGACAGGGGTTGAGTTAGAAGCAGGATCCACTAACGTCGCACCTGATGCGACAACTAATACAAATGTAACCACTAATGGTGTGACTTCAACATGGACTGGATTAGATCTATCATCAGCAAACAAACCGAACTTCGTACAGTCAGTTCCAGGAGCAGCCTTTCAATTTACAGAACATTACAGCGGACCAGGGCTTCAGACGCACACCGTGATTCAAAGATCCACCACCGTAACAAGCGTCACAGATACGACAAGTATATTCCAACAATAGCAGTAGCAGTACTAACATGCACACCTACATATGCAGCTGACGTTGGTGGTGTATCGGCAACTGCAAATCCCATAGCCAACTCTTCGGGCTCAGTTACCAACCAGGCTATACAAGTACTACAAGGTCCATACATAACCAACACCTATGGTGGTGGAATCCAGTGCCAGGGTGCTACCATGAACATCACACCATATGTGACTGGAGCAGGTGCTTTCAAGCGTCCCTTTGAACGATACTATGATGAGCCAGTGTATGACGTTCATGATGCTGACGACGATGGACAGATCGATAACCCAGGAAATGTTTTATATTATATGCCTACTCGTACCAATCAGACAGAGAATTATAACCTTTCATTAGGTGTGTCTGCTACATGGTCACGTCCATTAGATAAAGAACTACAAGCATTATGTAAGACAGCAGCTGCAGCAAATATAGAAGCAATGAATCAAGCAACTGCTAACAAACGATTAGACTTTGAGATAGCTCGTCTAAAAAATTGTGGTGAATTGATGAAGGCTGGTATCATGTTCCATCCTAAGTCAGACTACGCTAAGGTATGTGCAGACGTAGTACTTGTTAATCCACCTGGAGTAGTAGCACAACACACACATACTCTCTCAGCAAATCCAAAAGGAATTACTCCTTCTTCTGTTCAGCTTTCTTCAGAGGTTTCTTCTTCTGACCAAACTTCATCGGAGCCTGCCCCTTCTTCTTCCGATACTCATTCGTCCGAATCTCAGATTGAGTCGGGCGGTAAGGGGTTCTTCCAAGGATGGCGTTGGCCTTGGTCAAAGCCGTCTTTATCGCAGGACGAAAAACTCTCAGCAGCAGATCAGCTAGGGGTTTGGCAAGTAGGGCACTCGCTCCAGCAACAGTCGCAATAGCAGCCGTAGTTGATGCTACCTGTGCACTAGGTAGATACTGTTCTACTGGTCCAATGTCCGTATATAATATCACACAAATTTGTTTACCAGGATTGACAGGATCTTTCTGTAACTCATATCCCGATACCTTTTCTTTCTCATTAGGTCCAAGTGTTCCTATCCTTGGTTGATTAGGACCAGGACAAGGTACCTCTTCTTCTCCTAAGTCACCAGTTTCAGGGGTCTCAGGCGTTCCTGGTGGTTCTGGTGGAGGTACAACATCAGGGGGTGGTGCTTCTCTTGTAATTATTAATTGCTCTGGTTCATAATTCATTGCATCGTATGATGGATAGAATCCATCAGGACACAACGTCATAATATCTTTAGGATCATCATCAGCCAGCTCAGGTAGAAATTTTGTCTTTCTATTCTCTTCCTTGTGTACCTCAACACAACCTGGCATGTCTATGATAGGTCTACCAATGAATTGTAGTACACTAGGGTGACCTGGTGCTACTACTGTTGGAGCATAGATATGAGGTACGTACCAACTATAAATGTTTGGTACACCTATCTCATTAATGTTTCCTACTTGTATCCTTGGGATCTCGCTCATTACATCCAGTATTCATCTAATCTTTCTAGGACGTTCGTTAAAATTCTTTGGGCAGCACCACGCTGCCTCTCATCCCACTCAGGATACCAATACTTTTCATGGAGACCAGTCTTCATCTTCATGACATAAGCCTCCATATCTACCTTAGTCAATCTGCCATTCACGGTAGAGTTCCTCACGTTTCATGTTATGTAGGTAGTCTAGTACATGATTGCGTACCATCATCAGCTCATGATAACATTTCTGGTTGTGGGCACAACTTCTTAGTTGATGATCAGGTTTGTGAAGAGATTCTAGAAGGATGCTTAACGCTCTTTCTATCTTCTCTTCCCTAGTTTCCTCACCATCAACACTATTTTGATCTTTTGATGCCACTACTATAGAGGAAGTCCTAGTCCTGCAGCAGGTGCTCCTGGAGGTGCTTGTGCAGGTCCAGTTACGTCAGGTAGTGCTCCACCAACTGCGGGACCAAGTGCACCAGCCACGCTATCCATGACTTGAGACTTGACATTATCAATAATTTTTCCACGGTTGGCATATAAAGTAACGCCACCAATAACAACGGCACCAGATACAGCGAAGCTCGCAATAGCAAGTACATTTACAATTTTTTGCATGGTTCTACATTGTGAATTTTTCAGGGGGTTTTGAATCAGTAGTGATTTTAAGAGGTGCTTGCTCAACTCTAATAGTTTGAACAGGACCAGCACTAGCTTTAGCCATGATCGCTTCAATGTCTTTAGCAGTAACAGGTGGAGGTCCACCGTTAGGACTACCATTGCCATTCATCTTCATAGTACCATCACCTTTCTTAGATGCGGTCTGAATTCCGAAGCTAGCTAAAACTCCAGTAAAAACTGAAGCTATAAATGTCGGATCTATTTTTTGTTGAGGTACTCCTGGAATCGACACGTAATTTAACGTCAAGATTCCGCCCGACCAGGCCAATACGGTAATACGGACAGCTGTACTTATGATAGCTGCTTGTTCCTCGGCATCAGGGAGTATTGCATCCTTGATCTTACCTAATGGACCTTTCGGTTTATCTTTCTTTTTTACTTCCTCCTTTACGGGGTCAGTCATAAACAGTATTGTCGCTGTTTATATATAGCCCGATTATATCACAGTATCCTTGATGCTGTCAAGATATTTCTTCTTCGATCCCTTAATCGTCTTCCAATCATCGTTAATTGCTGCATCAATGAACTTAGTAATGAGACTAGTATCCTCACCATTTTCATTCATTGTTTTAAACATATCTGGGAAATCATTACCAGCAAATACACTCTCATACTTTGCAGCAGTCTTCTTATTGAAATCAGAAACCAATTTCTTATCCCAATGGTAGATTAGATTAAAGATACCAGACTGTTGCTGATAACATACTCCATCCATAATCATCCACTGTGAATCCCACCACCTTCTTTTCTCTGTAGGTAATGCACGTTGAGCAGGTGACCTCCATACTGCTGTAATCTCTTCAACCTTACCAACTAATTTAATAGGTTCAGGTACAAATATAACACTCTTCTCTACTCCACCAAGTGTAATGACTTTATCATTACCCTTGTACATATATCTCTTAGGTTGGAAGTCAGCACCAAACAACTTAGTAGTACTGTAGTCACTCATATCTTCATAGAAGACTACTGTACCCCTAATCAATACAACAGGCAGTCTACTGTTACTACAAATAGTATGGTGTAACTGTGACTGCCTTATTGATGGTGGATATTGTACGAACTTATGTCCTCCCTTTCCGCACTGAGATTTAATCTCCTTAGTTACGTCTAGGTTAGTACCAATGAAATGAACTATTGCTTTCTTTCCTGGAAAGCCTACATCCAAAGTTCTTAATGCTGTGGTCGCTGTCTTGACGACAGAACTATTATCTGCCTTAACAACTATATGTGGTTGCCAATCCATTTATACAAAAGCTTTTTATTTATTTAGCTTGTCATCCAGTGAATGAATTGGTGGTCCCAATGTCTTGTACTCCAATTGCATCTGAAGGAAAGCAACTTCTTCCCTAAGTTCCTCGTTCTCTTTCTCCAGCAAATCACAATGCTCTTGATAGATAATTACACTCATGGGTTTTTAGATTCAAATATCGCAGATGCCATCCATAATAGATGGATCGTGTGGAACCATCATATATTTGTTACCATCTGGTTTAGTTACCAGTATAGCTTCACCTTCCTCTGCTAATTTTATGTAGTGATTTTCTTTTTCCTTAAGATCTGATTCGTTAATTTCAATCATTGTTGTACCTTCCATAAAGTTCCAGCAGGAATTGCACCTAGTGGTCCAATTAAATCTATACGTTTGTGATTACATTCTAAACCTATGGTCTTGGTCTCGCCAAGATAAGCAGTTGGTTCTATAGATGGACAACCTATAAAGGTAGATCTATGAGTCGTATCAGAAAGAAATCCTCTACGAGGTATTCCAACTCTCTCCATATAGTTTGGTTTGTATCCCCATACATTATACCATAAAGAAGTGCGACCTTTACTTCCTGGTAATATCCCGTGTATATAGGTGGGATCATATGCAACCATCTTACCTCTAGAAGGGTAAGAAAAGACTGCTTCTGTAGGTGGCCAAGGTTCTACATGTCTCTCAAACTTACTCTTGTGTTGAGCATTTAAAAAGATAGTTGGATTGCTATCTTGATCAAAGTATGTACATGTAGATAATAATGGATACTTCATCTCACCTTCTTGTATTCGATGAGCTTCATCATGATCAGCATGAAATGTAATCATACTTCTATCATTATCCATGACATGAAACCACCATTCAAATCCAACTACACCATGAAACTGATCCTCAAATAAAAATGAGTATGAATCTAAGATGTATGCTTCAATTGCATTGTCAGGTTCATCATGTATACCTATCCAAGCATTACGACTAAGAGGATTAAAGTCACGGATCTCATGGAGTATCTTAAGACAAGAAAATCCATTCACAATCTTTTCAAACTGATAAACGTTCATCGAATGTCTACATCAATTAATCTAGTTCTTCTTTTCCTAGGTGCATCTGTTCCCAACTTAAGTTCTGGTTCTATCTTAGGTGGTTTAGGTGTAGTTACTTGAACTACCTCACTTAAATTATTACCACCCATTATATCACCTCTTACATAAGTTTGGTTGGAACAACCACACACTTTGTAATCATGTTCATGCAGTGAAGTAATAGTTTCGTTACACTTATTGCAGCGTACTGTTATCATCGGTCTTTTGAATATCTAAAAATAGAAACACCATATCGTTTTCTGAATGATTATAACCAGAGTGAGGATGATCCATAACATCCCACACCTGTGCTTCTCCATCGTGCCAGTGAACAATTTCTCCAGTCTCTTCCCAGATCATATATTGTTCAGGACATACGCTCAATGGAATCTGTATCCTCCTATAAGGTTTATCATATACATCTGGATCTTTGTGTTTCGGTAAATCTGTATCGGGAGTGAAGACTGCTACTGTTGCAAGCAGTATCTCTTCCTGTTGTAATATTTCTAATGCTCTAGGATCATCAACAACACTTTCTCTGACACCACCATGAGTATCTCTTCTTGCCTTGAGCCAACAGAAGTATATATCTTTATCATCTCCTGTATTACTATCCTTTGCATAACCAACAGAGGTTGGTGCCTTTCTCAAAGGAAATTCAGTACGAGATGCCCAATCATATAGGTAATCTACGTCAGATTTCTTCATCTCTAACCAATGCTAATAATGTAGGGTTGTCTTCTTCAATCCACTCGTGCCATTCATTATACAATGCAAACATATCATCATACTGTTTGTCTAATATAAGTTCATCACTACGATTCTGCATCCATTCCAACAGTCTATGACACTGCTCTTTAAGTATCGGTGGTGCGTTGTTCATTGAAATAATCCTTCTTCATATAGCGTCCGAGAATGTTTGAATTATAAAAATTCTCATCCTCACTCAGTACATTATTTAGGAACAATTGTCTGGTCTCTTCGTAGTTTACCCACCCCTTTGTCCTGTGGAGACTGAGGATTTCTCTTCTGAAAATTGAGCGTCCAAGTTTCTTAACGTCGTCTGTAAGCTGTTTAGAACTTCCGTAGTAGCGTTTCCAGTCACTCTCAGACGTAACTTTGCGTTTCCCACCTCTAGGCTTTCTACTACTGGTAAAGTACTTGCGGCCGATGTACTTCCTACCCGTTGTGAGATTTGTAATACAGTAGACGTAACCGAAGAAGCCGTTAATGTCAGAAGAAGTAAAAGTTGTACCCTTATAGGTCCAGGGGTTCTCATAGTCTCCTTCCAAAGTTTGCTGATCTGTTTCATTATTAGTCTGGATAGCCGTCATCGTCATCACCACTATACCATTGATCACCATTTTTGTCAAGATAAGAATCTTTATCTGCGTAAACTTCTACCTTTAATTCTGTTAATAACTCCTCAAGTTGATCTATTAATATTTTTAATCTTCCTTTTTGCATAAAAAATATCCCCGATTACAATATGTAGTCAGGGATAAGTTTAGAATAAGCAAGTGTCTAAGGGGTGACTACACAGTACTCTTTTTCCTGTGAGTGCTTGATCCCCCTGTAGGTCAGATCAGTTTTGATCTTCTGACAAGATTTCTTGTCATTGGTGTCATAAGTGACACCACGGTAAGTGACTTGTGCCATGGAATTACTCCTAAAGTAGTTGGGTTTTTAATCCGTTCCTTTAGTCGTTTGCGTCCCAACAACCTGGTTCAGTGTTTGCTTTAATAACTTCTGTTAGTTCTTCTTGAGCCTCCTTTGAGAGATAACTGTTAGTTACAGCATTCTCTAAGAGATGATCAGCACCTTGACAGGTTAGAACTAAAGTACCAAAACTAGCAATGAGTAGGTTCATGAGATGAACGTATCCGTTCCGCGACTTACTTGCGACCCTAATGGGTTGAACGTATGTGCTAATACTAACACAGTTATACTATATAGTCAACCTTTTTCGTATCTCTTGATACTTTTTTCCCATTCTTGTAACGAACTGCTACAGTCTGGGGGTTCAGGTTCTTTATATCCCTTCATCTTCTTCCACTTGTTATACAATGCACCTAGTATCCATGACTGCGATAAACTTTTAGGTCCATTCTCAAGTAATTCAAGATACTTTTTATTGCTTGTATATGCTTTATACTCTTCTCTCCAATTAGTATCATCCACCAGCAAAATCCTCCCACTTATCACAACAGGATTCTTTATATGCTCTTATCATATCATCAAGTTCCCATTCTATTTTATCAGAGGGAGAATCCTGAGAAGGTGTCTCCTTCGACATCTTGTTTGATTCCTCCGACGACATAAGATTCAATCTCCGTCTCTTGTGGTGCGTTTTGTTGTCCCTTACTATTTAACCAGTACTGTGTCCATGGTAAAGGATTATTTCTCTGACCTATATCATAGATAGGATCAATTCCTATCGCTCTCATACGTCTATTAGCAATAAACTCTACGTATTGTGATAGTAACTTCTCATTAAGTCCTATCATACTACCGTCTTTAAAGAGGTATTCAGCCCATGCCTTCTCTTCATCAACAGCATTCTTGAACATCTCTATGACGTTGGATTTTTCTTCTGCAGCGATTTCCACCATTTCTTCATCGTCACCATTTTCCTTCCAGTTTTTGATGATCTGTTGAGTAAGGACAAGATGTTGGCTTTCATCTCTGGCGATAAGAGAGATAATTTTAGCTGATCCTTCCATAATCTTGAGTTCACCAAATGCAAACGAGCAAGCGAAGGAGACATAGAACCTAATACCTTCAAGAATGTTGACGTTGACGATTGCTCTATAGAGTTTTCTTTTGAGTTCTTTTCTGTCATAAGTGCCGTTGGGATGCCCTTCCGTGGCCATCCTCCAGAGGTTCCCGCTGTCATATTCGTGTGCATGATTTATTAATTCATTATAAGCTGAAGTTACTGAGTCTGCGCGACTTAATATCTTTTCATCACCGAGTACTGTATCGAAAACTTCACCTGGATCTGGGTATACGTTCTTTATTATATATGTGTACGACCTACTATGGATCATCTCCATGAGTTGCCACACATTCATTGCACCCTCCAACTCTGGAAGAGAACAGTAAGGCATGAATGCCATACCAGGTGCTCGACCCTGTACTGAGTCTAGCATGATCTGATACTTCAGATTAGAAGTATATATATGCTTCTGCTCTGGTGTCAGAGTTTTATAATCTGCTCTATCTTTCTGAAGGGATACCTCTTCAGGTCTCCAGAAATATCCCAACTGCTGTTGTGTAAGTTTATCAAAAGCAGGATACTTATATTCATCATACCTTTGGAGACCTAGTGGTTGTCCAAAGAACATAGGTTGTTTTTTAGTATCAACAGGGTTGGTATTGAATACCGTTACCCCCTTGAACTTCTCTTCATGACTATACATTCTTAGATCGTGCAGGATTCACATGCTTCCTCATTGGAAGTTTCAATTTCATTTACTAAACTTTCTAAAGCAGATACCTTAGATTCTGGAACATCATCCTTCCATCCAATTGGATGTGCTGGTTCATCATCCTTCTTAGCATCATATGTATTCTGATAGTAAGAAGTCTTCCACCCATACTTGTATGTGGTGAGAAGATCTGTTGCCATTACTGACACAGGTACTTCATTATTAGGATAGTTCTCTGGATTATAACTCCAGTTGCCAGAAATTGCTTGGTCAAAGAACTTCTGTATAACTGCTGTAACTTTTATGTACCCATCATTATTCTTCATATCCCACAGTAATGTGTAGGCATTCTTCAGAGTAGAGTACGAAGGTACGATCTGTTTGAGTGGTCCTTTCTTGGACTTCTTGATTGAGAGGTAGTCCCTTGGTGGTTCAATGCCATTAGTTGCATTAGAGACAACGGATGAACTTTCGCTTGGCATCTGTGCAGATAGGGTGCTGTGCCGTAGACCATCCTCCAATATGGATGCTCGCAAAGCTTCCCAATTATAGTTAAGTTTGTTTGGTACAAGGTCATCAACATCTTTCTTATAAGTATCTATTGGTAATATTCCATCACAGTATTTGGTGTGCTGGAAACCTTCACATGCTCCTCTCTCTTTAGCCAAACTATTAGATGACTTAAGAAGATTGTACTGGAATGCTTCAGTTAGATCATGTACTAATTGCCATGCCTCTTGTGAATCATATTGAACTTTGTTCTTAGCAAGGTAATGTGCTAGTCCAATGTATCCTATACCTAATGATCTACGTGCTAAGGTACTACGCTTGGCAGCATCCACAGGGTATTCCATGTAGTCAATCAACTCTTCCAGTCCTCTAACTGCAAGGTCACATAGTTCTTCCAACTCTTCAAGATGATTAACCTTACCTACATTAATAGCAGATAGAATACACAATGCTATCTCACCACCCTGATCATTAATATGATTGATAGGATCTGTAGGTAGAGTGATCTCCTGACATAGGTTACTCATGTTAACCTTGTCTTTGAAAGATGAATGACTATTACAATGATCGATGTTCATGATATACATACGACCTGTCTCTGCTCTCTCCTTAAGGAGATCTAATATAAGATCCTGTGCACCTATCTTTGTCTTAGGTATTGAATCATCATTCTCATACTTTACATATAACTCATCAAAGCTTTCTGTACCAAAACTATCATAAAGCCCTGGGACATCATGAGGAGAAAAAAGCGTGATCTCCTTGTTGCTAATAAACCTTTCGTAAAAAAGTTTTGAGATTTGTATGGAATAGTCGAGTTTCCTGACACGGTTGTCCTCAGTTCCTTTATTATTTTTAAGTACAAGGATGTCTTCTATTTCTTGGTGCCAGATTGGGAAGTGGACAGTCGCTGATCCACCTCGGATGCCATTTTGAGTGCAACATCTGACAGTGCTCTCAAATTTTTTGAGAAACGGGACGACACCCGTGTGTTGAACTTCTCCACCACGGATCTTCGCATTGATACCACGGATTCTACCCGCATTGATGCCAATTCCTGCCCTTTGAGCAACGTAGTAACCAATAGCCATGTCGCTGCTGAAGATGCTGTCAAGCGTGTCATCAACATCAACGAGAACACAGGATGCAAACTGTCGTAAAGGGGTTCGCACCCCTGCCATGACTGGTGTTGGGATGTTGATTCTGTGCTTGCTGACTGCGTTGTAGTATCTTCTGACATAATCTAACCTCGTCTCCTGTGGATAATTCTGGAATAAAGTCACAGCAATCATCATATACATTTGCTGTGGGGTTTCATAGTGTTCCCCAGTGCTTCTATCCTGTACCAAATATTTATCTACTACCTGTCTCAATCCAGCATAAGTGAAAAGGTAATCACGACCTTGATCTATCCAACTGTCAATCTCTTGCCACTCCTCTGGAGTATACTTAGTAGCAATACCAGGATCATACACACCCTTCTTTACACATGCCTCTATATGATTAGGAAGAGGTGGTGTCTTTTCATAATGGTTATGGACTGCCTTGTGTAATCCAAACAACAATAGTCTAGCAGCAACAAACTGATAGTTAACATGATCTAAATCAATCAAATCAGATGCAGACTTAACCAGAATCTCTTGTACCTGACTAGTCTTTATACCATCAAAGAACTGTAAACCTGATTGTATCTCTACTTGACTAGCAGATACACCTGCTAATCCTTCACAGGCAAACTCCACCATCTTGTGAACTTTCTCTAAATTGATGGGTTCTTCTACACCATCTCTCTTAACTACTTTAATTCCGTTGCTCATACCTTCCAGTTTGATAGTTGTAACTTTGCTTTTAATCCTTGGTACACATTAGATTGTACCACATCTTTTACATTAATGCCAGCATTGGACATATCATTGATGTCCTTTTGCTCAATATTATTTGGCCAAATCACTACTTTATCTCCGTGGTCGATTGACTTGGAGAGTTTGTCTGTGATTTGTCTACTACGAGGTTCGTTATCATAAACCCAAATATAATTGCCCCAACCAAACGACCGAATATCAACATCAGACCCAGCCATCGCAACGGCATTGTCCAAGAAGAGGGAGTCAATCGGTCCTTCCACGATGTAAATTGGTTCACTTTCATTTATCTTATCAAGTCCAAATAGTTTAGGTGCATCCTCTTCCAGCATCACTGTAATATATCTCATCTTAGGATTTGCTTCCATAGATCTACCCTGAAAACCTATAAGGTTTCCATCTTTATCCTTGAGTGGAATGATGATTCGGGGCTCGTCATTAGAGATACTGGAGAACGTTTGTTTCTTTGTGTTTGTCCATTTTTTAAACTCTGGACAGTAGTATAATTGATTAATTTTATTCTCTGGTATTCCCCTCCCTAATGCGTAGACCTTTGCTGGATGTGATTTATTTAGACTGGAGAGAGGTTCGAGATTAACCTTTCGTTTCGGTTTGAAATCAGGTTTTGTAATAAACTTATTAAGGTCAGGTTTAGGTACATTTTTACCTGTAGTACCCTCCTTATATCTCTCCATCACATACTCATCATACACATGAGGAGCCTGATCCTTTAGGAAATTAGAAAAGGATCGTGTGATACCACAGTTGTGACATTTAAACACATGATCCCCTTTAACCGAGAAGATATATCCTCTGGTCTTATTTCTATGTTTCTTTGAATCTCCACAGTAAGGACAACGGAATGTCCATACGCCAGGCTTAAGTCTTTTGTACTTCTGTAGTGATGCTGATGCCAAGTTCAGATACTTGGTATCCAGATAACTCATCCATTTGTCTTAGCGGTGGTATTACTGTAGCAGATCCTGGCGGTGCTGTCAAGAGTGGACGGATTACTTTCTGTCCGACTGGACTAACCAAGAAAGATATAATAGCAAGACCACCAAAAATAGACCACATCTTCTTCTCCATGACCTGAAGACGGTCATCAACTTTTCTGATATCTCTTTCACAACCCTTCTTTATCTCCTCTGCTTTACGATTTACTTCTCGATGGACACTCTCTACTTTCTCAAAAAGAACTGCATCTATTCTGTCCTGCTTATCCAACTTCTCAGAATGAACTGCCAGAAGTTGGCTCATCTTTACAGAGTTATCCTGTAAGGAATCTACGATCTTTTCCAGACGTATTATAATTGCATTGTTAACGTCTGTCACGTTTACCCCTTGTCCCATCCTGAGTATTTATCCTCTTCATTTTTTCTTTAGAATATTAATCAAGGTTAGCCCATACCCCTGTAGATCTACAAGTAGAAACCAACTCAGGATAATCTTGGAACCGTACTACGGTATCAAATAGAACCACATATCTCCACCCATTAATCTGATTAATGACTGAGTGAATTGCATTAGGTTGAAATAAGCATACTGATTCGTTCTTAATATCCCTTGTGTGCCATGTTTTCTTAGGTCTATTCCTTACCATGATATAACACCTCTTCCCCTCTTCTACGGGCACGTCCAGTCCAATGATGCCACGTAAAACAATACCATCTGGGGGATTAGGATCTCCATCCCTATGTAATGGTATCTTTGCCTTGGGTTTCATACTAGCAATAGATGCTCTCCTAGTAATTCCTATATCAATTAAAGTTTGAGAAAGAGTAGGTAACCAATTGACATTCTTATGAGCACGTAGACCTTGCCACTGAAACATATCCTGCTCAAACTGTTCTATCATACAAAGTTGTTCCTGCTGCTCATCCATCTCACCATAGAGAGGTGCAGCAACTGGATTATAAACACCACCACTCTTAGAGTGTGCTACATCATCATACCAATGGCCAAACTTTAAACTCTCTAGATTATCACGAAACTCTTTCTGGATGTCAGGAAATCTTTCATGTATCAAATCAAACTTGGGATGTAATTTATATACATCTACAAATCCCCAGATGCTCACCAGAATAACCTCCACTTACCATCACACTTCAAACCATGACCTTGAAATGTAATCCTATAATCACCCTTCTTAAAACTATCTCCTAAAATCATCTGATGCATGATCATACCATAGTAATAGAATGAATACCCTTCTATATGTGGAATAATAATTGGGACATACTGCTCCAAGTCACCACAATCATCATCAAACAATTTATACTTCCATGGATCCTCAATAGTATTACCTGCTTTTATCTCCTTAACATACTCTACGTTCTCATATCTACCTATGATGTCTCTGTATATCCAATACTTAATATCATTTGCCTTCCTCTTATGTTCTTCTGGAAGATCCCACAATGCAATAGCAGCACCATTATGAGGTACCTTAATGCTAAAGGTGTAACTTAACTGGTTCTTGAAATCAATATCCTTATACTTCTTTCTGAAATGATTCCTACCATACCACCACTGTCCATCATAATGAAGACAACGATGATGCTTTCTCTGATCAGGTGCTTGATCGAACTCATAGATATGAAACCCTGGAAGACCTAGACCATCCTCATACTCACAATCTCCTAATTCTTTCTGTAGTTCTATTATAAACTTATCATATAACCATCCGAGTTTCTTCCTAAGAACACGGTTATACATTTGATATAGTTTATGATAAAACTTCCATCCTCTATCCCTAGCATCCATATAGAGAGTAGCACCAACAGTATAGTAATGAACATAATCCTCTATACCACTATCTGCTCCTGCTATTTCTAATGCTGGATGCCAGTTAGTCCTTGCTAACCATATGTTCCTCATCCCAAGGAGTTCTTGGAACACACGTTCATTCTCTTCCTCAGTAAGGACAGGTATCCTATTAAATCCTAAAAGTAAAGTCTCCATATCCCATCACATCTCACAGCATGTCCTTGCAAAGTAACTCTTCTATCATCAGTTGTAAGTTTATAACCTGGAACTATCTGGTGCAATACATGCCCAGTATGATAGCATGATTCTCCTATTGTATAGGGCATAACCATTGGTTTAGTATCGTATATAGGATCATACTTCATAGGTATTGATCCATTATCCCAGAACTCTTTACTCTCTCTAGGATCACCAACACCTCTAATGAATTCATCAGCAGTTGTAGTAACTCTTTCTAATGTATGTTGTAATGCTGGATTTGATTCATAAAACTCTGGACGGTTCTTGAAGTCTACATCCTCAGCATGTTCCATAAAAGTCTTAAGGGTTGCATCCTTATCAGAGTTTGATTGAAAATTAAACTTAGCAATCATCTCTTTATCCATGTTCATCCAGTCCCATACAAAAAGACCACCACCATGCTTAGGTAGCTCTAAAGGTAGAGTAAATGAAAATGGTTCTTCTAAATCATACTCATCATAAGTCTTCCATATAGGCATGTGATCTCTATACTGGATATCAACATGCAAAGATGCTAAAGGTTTAGTAAACCTATCAGCACACTCAGGTGCAGAGACTTGACCTGGTTTATGACCAAAGACATGGAACCCAGGGTAAGCTAACTTATCATCCAGTTCTACTGGATCACCAAGCAACTCCGAAAACTTCTCACAAAGAATATCATAAACCCATCCAAAGTGTTTCTTAAGTACAGGATTTAAAACCTCCTTATGCTTATGATACTTTCCAATACTAGTTACACCTTCCATGTAAGTTACTGCACCGACAGTAAAAAAATCCATAGGGACTGGTGCCCTACGGATCCAAAGTTTTTCTAGTTTGTCTACACTTTGTACTACTTTCTTGGATTGTTCTTCAGTTAATATATCACAATATCCAAGCTTCATATTACATGGTCATGAAAGTAGTAAAGATTTCCTTGCTCTCTGGAAGCATACCAACAAGTTTTTCTTTATGCTCTTCTGATAATTGATTGAACCTATCAACTATAACAGATGCTTGCTCTTGTGTCAACTCTAGTTCAGTGTCATCAGCGAAGAAGAAGGTTGTAATCTTACCTTCATCAGCCAACTCACATAGTGATTCAAGATACACTAGACCATCACCAAACTCAAAGGAGTTCTTCTGTGTCTTTATTTGATTTGCTAACTTCTTCTGACGTTCCTTACCTTTCTTAGCATAGTCAGCAGCCTTAGAACGAGAGATTAATTCAATCTCTTTCTTACGATTGGAAGCACGCTTCTCACGCTCTTGCTTCTTCTGAACCTTACGCTTCTGATTTATAAATTTGTATGCCTGTTTGGTAGTCTCACCACCAGCTCCAGATGACTTCTCATCTTCTTTGATTAGTTCCTCAGCCATTTTCTTTTTCTTAGTAAGACGTTTAATAAGTTTACGAGCCTGTTTACTCCTACCATCTATGTAGGTTGGATCATCTCTACGATGTTCCCATTGTTTACTAGCAGATTCTTTTTTCTTTCGTGCTTTAGTAGATCTACGAGAGAACTTTAAAACAGGATCGAATCCCATTATAGCACCCTTACCAGTGGTAGCGGTGTTAATTGGTCCAACGTTGGTAGGTGGTCCTCCTTCCATTATAGTTGCCTAAGTTCTTCTAGTATACAATCATTAACAGCAATCGCTCTAAGACTTTCACTCTCATCCACTTGAGGATACTTATTTAAAAACATCATGATTGCTTTAATATCTGACCAGTAATCTCTTTCCATTTTATAGAAGAGAAGTAATGGTGCAGCGTCACCGAATACATTGTATATTATTATAATATGATTCAAAAGAAGACTGAGTTTGACCTCAGTTCCCTTATGATATTTCTTGAGGAGACGCTTAATATACTTAAAGCGTCTCATGTCCTCAAAGAAATCTTCCTTCGTTGCCGCTTGAGGGTTATCATAATGTTTAATAGCAAAGAGAACGTAATTGTCCTCGTTCAATTCATCAAATCTCATGCGTCATTACGTTCTGTCGTTAACAGTTAGTGTACCTGCAGTACTATATGCTGTAGTACCACCAATGCTGTTGTTAACTACACATCTGTACTTGGCACCGTTGTCAGCAGCAGCAGTAAGTCCTGTAAGGGATCCTGTATTAGCTGATGTCTTACCTGCAAGGTTAGACCAGTTGGTGTTGCCAGATTCCTGTCTCTGCCACTGATAGGTGAGCGAAGCACCTGATCCAGTAGAAGATGCACCAGAAAGTGTGAATGTAGCAGCAGCTGTAGCAGCAGTTGTAACTGTGACAACAACAGCAGCACCGCCACCACCACCAAGTGATGCGTCAGCGATTGTTATTGTCTCGTTATCTGCATAACCTGTACCACCAGATACAAGAGTGATGGTTGGATCACCGCCAGATGGAACTTCAACTGTGAAGTCAGCACCTGTACCAGATCCTGAACCAGCAGCATCAGTTATTGTGTATGTTCCAACAGTTCTGGATCCATCAGCACCACCATTGTCACTGAATACTGCAACCGCACCAGCAGGAGCGTATGTAGTTACGTTAGCAACTGTTCCTGGTGTGATTACAGAAGCAACGTCTGCACCGAGTGTATCATCTGCTTGTGTCTCAGATGCGTTAGCTTCAGGTCCACAAATGTTTACTAGATGTTCTGTTTTGAAGCGTGTCTTACCATGACAGTCTGTGTATGTATCGACAGCCCACCAGCCAGGACCGCTAAGTCCTTTGTTTTTATTGACTGCTAGTTGTGCTTCTGTATCATCTATAAAGACAATAGTTTTTGTGTTAGACGATTTTGCGACACCAATTTCCGCTTTGGTTTTGTTGGCGTTGCTATCGTCACTTCCGTAAAGGGACATTGGGACGCTCCAATTCTATAAGTTTCCTATATTTTATTTATTAGATCATGACTCTAGTAGTGCCTTACCTAAAGCAGCAACTAGTTCATCATCTACTTTGTTTCCTGTCTTAGCAGCTGCCTTCTTAAGCAACTTAATTAGGAAATCTTTGATTACAGAATCAAGGTCATCAGGTATCCTATCAACTGCTTTATTGATGATACTTATAGCAATGGGCATTAAAAAATTAATCATGGTTATGTAAAACGCTGTTATATATAGTCCTCTTCATCTTCCCATTTCTCCATAACGACACCTTCCTTTTCAAGTTGTGACAAAGAATAGTCAAGTATAACTACAATTCTGTCGTGAGTACCGTTATGTTGTGCCCAATGTTTATCGTGATCATGGAAAGCAAATGGTTTTCCCACCTCCCATGTTCTCTTACGACCACGTACACTTAACCATGCACCTGGATCAGTAACTATAGGTACATGCAACCTCAATGAATCTATGTCACCACTATGAGGATTGATCTTTGTACCTGGAGATAACTTACTTATAGTACAACTCTTTAATATCTTAGAATCTATCTCAGGTTGCAATGCTAAATGAAATACAGGACAACACTTCTTCATACTCTCAGTTAGTTTGGGTAGTACTTCCTGTACCTTCTCTACCGTAGTATTAAATAACTCAACGAATGAAACCATTTCGCTGAGTTCAAAGTCTTCTTCTGTTGCTGTATCACCTACAGCATTAAGTGGCATAGGGATGACTGTCCATGAGCCATCCCAAAGCTGCACCCTGCCAAGGTTCCTATCCTCAACCCACTTATCTAATACCCATTCCTTTAAGATGGGTTGGTTTGTTTCTACAAACTTTAGAATCTCTGGGATGATCCATTTATGATGTACTTTTACATTCTGAAATGAGGATAGATGTGATATCATATCCTCTTGCCAAATCTTTCTCATATATTATGGGTCAGTATCCCTTGGGGGACACTCCTTTAATCCGTGTACTGGACAGTCTACACCTTTTTTCGTATGATTGCAAGCTTCCTTTAATTTCTCTTTAGGAACCTTCTTCATCTTCTCTTCAGATGGCTTGCGCCCATCAGGATCATCCAGTTGAGGCATGATCTCAACGGGGCCTTTTACTTTTTTTCAGAGATGCTCCTGAAAGTTGAGAAAGATCTCTTCTCTCCTACTGTTTCATTGCGCTTGTTTTGTTCCTTTCCAATCTTCGTATCAGAACCCTTCTTAGTATAGGATTTCTTACCTTCTGATTTAATTGCAGGTTCTACATATACAGTTCCGTGTGGTCCTGCAGGTAGTTCTGGATTTACTTCATCAGGATTTTGTGATCTTGGATCAGCTGCGTGCTCATGCACAACTTCTTTAACTACTTCAAATGATTCAGCAGGTACTGCTTTCTCTATACCATGCTCAAACATAATATCATAGTGAGATACATTCCCATCCTCGTCTAGTGTATGCATCTCACTAAGACAGTTACCAGATCCCCACTCTGGGTGCTCCACTTTGGTAACGCATGAATGTTTTACTTTCTTTACATCAGGCTTCCCTTCTTCACCTTTCGGTTCAGCAAGTTTCATACCTGGTGCATCACCACCACCTACACCATCAGCTCCTTTGCCTTTGATGTCTGTATTACCTATCTTAGCGGAGTAATCAAATCTCCATGTCTCTTCGACACTTTTAAACTTTGTGTTTAGACTTGTTTCTGCAGCTAACTGTGCTAAAGTCTTTTCCTCGTGGTGATCCATCTTATCTTTTTTGGGGTCTGTTGGGATTGTTTGCTTAACTTCAACTGTGCCAGCAGGTTTCTGTACCTTCTGTCCAGGAGTAAGCGACATAACATACTCTCGATATGCATCAGTTCCAGTCTCGAAAACTTCTTGTATGTCAGTGATCCAAGTGCGGAAGGTTGTATCTTCAGCAGTTAGACATAGTACATAGTTAGGTCCACGACGTAAGATCTTTCCTACCTGTCCGTTCTCAGTTAAAACCCACTCACCTTTTTTATATACTTCGTTCTTATAGAACTTGTCACGAGTGATTTTTGCTTCCGCAACCTGAGTCTTTTTAGCAAAGTCAGAGAAAGATTTCATTAATATATGTGTACATATCAA